ACCATGACCACCAAGAGCCACCAGCCCGAGTTCGTCGCCGAGATCATCGGCAAAACGCTCGACCACCTCATCGACGACCGCAAGCGCGTGGCCGTCAACTTCGAGCTGGCCGAGAACGGCTGCATGGAGGAGACGCACGACAGCCTCAAGCGCCGCATCGCGGCCATGTGGGGCTTCCAGACGAGCGGCATCGAGCTTCTGGAGGCGAGCACGACGTGGTTCGAGCTCGGCGGCATGCAGTTCAACGTCTACAGCTCCGTGCAGTTCAGCGTGAACGGCAAGGGCTGGAGCACCGACTTCAAGACCATCGCGCGCGACACCGCGTACGACGAGAAGGAGTAGGCCATGCTGAACGAGGTGACCGTACGGGGGGGGTTCACCGCCCTCAACGTGAAGAGCGGCAAGTGCGTGCTGCAGTTTGAGCTGGACCCGAAGTTCCGTGACTTCATCCCCAAGCTGGTGGAGTTCACGGGGCAGATGCTCAACATCCACGTGTATGACGACCAGGAGGTGATGTTCGTGGATAGGGACACCGGTGAGGTCGCCTACGAGGACGCCCCGCTGCTTCTGCCGGGCGTCGCGGGCGAATGACCCCGATACAGCGCGCCATGTGCGACGAGTGCGCCGCCATGATGCGCGAGTTCTACAAGGACCCAGAGAACGAGAGGAAGTTCCAGGAATGGAAAAGATCAAGGGAAAGAGGGTGCGCGTCGCAGCCGGCAAGCGAAAGACGCGCACCGCAACGGTTCACTTCCGAACCGAGGACAGTGTAACACCCGAGCAGCGCCGCGAGAGGCTGCAGGCCGTTTTCGCCGCCCTGTTCGTCTGCGCGTGCATCGCCGCCACATGGGCGCTGGAGGCAACAGTATGGCCGAGGTAGACGCCAAGGCCCAGGCCCTCGTGGCCAAGGCGTGCGGCTGGGTTGCCTCGAACCCCGATACATGGGCGAAGCTGCGCCGCATCTGCTACCGCCTGATGCTGGAGGGCCACGTCATCCAGCGCGACAACGTGTACACCCTGGCGTGCCAGAACGGCATGACCGTGAGCGAGGCCAGCGAGTTCAAGCGCGACCACAACCTGTGGAGCGTGCTGTCCCGCTACATGGTGCTGCAGCGCCCCTCCATGCTGGCCGCCGTGAGCTTCCGCCGCACGCCGGTGGACTCCGTGGACCTGGTGGGCACGTGGGAGGCCATCGTGGGCCCAGCCGTTTTCGCCGCCTCCACGCTAACCGAGGCGCAGGGCATCTACGACAGGGGCGCGCAATGAGGTGCACCGTCACGGTCGAGGGCCGAATGCCGAGCCTGAACGACTACATCAGCGCCGAGCGCACCAACCGCTACAAGGCGGCGGCCATGAAGAAGCGCGAGACGGCGCGCGTGAGGGCGGCGGCCATGCAGCAGCGCGCGCCGCGCTTCGAGCGCCGGGTGACCGTGCGCACCACGTTCTACGAGCCCGACATGCGCCGCGACGCCGACAACGTGGGCTTCGCGCGCAAGTTCGTGCTCGACGGCCTGGTGGCGGCGGGCGTAATCAAGGACGACTCCCGCAAGTACGTGGAGCAGTGCCCCGACAGGGTGCTCACCGACAGGGCGCGCCCCCGCGTGGTCGTGGAGGTGAGCGACGAGTGACCCGCCGAGACAAGGGCAGGCCACACAGGGCGTGGCGCAAGGCCGACCTCGACCGCATAGCCGAGCTGGCGGGAAAGGTGCCCGCCCGCGAGATTCGCCGCGAGCTGCGGCTGTCCAAGAACCAGTTGGATAACGCGCGGCGCGTGATCAACGCCAGCGGCGGCCACGTGTCCCTGCGCTGCTACCGCCACCGCCTGGAGCTGTGCCCGTCGTGCGGGTGCCGCAGGGCGACCCTCGGCAAGGACGGCATCTGCGAACCGTGCAGACGCCAGCAGCAGCTTGAGGCCATAGAGGCCCGCATAGCCCAGCTGCTGCCGAGGCTGACCGCAGAGGAGCGCCGCACCTACGAGCGCACCGAGTGCGGCCGAGAGAGCCGCGCCGACCCCATGCCGCAGGCCCCGGACACCTCGGGCATGAGCCGCTACGCCGCCGACAAGGCAGCAGAGGCGCACGACGAGGCCATGGAGCGGTGGCTGTGCCGTTACCTGTACCGCAGGGTCAAGGCGGCGCAGAAGCGCAAGGAGCGCATAGAGAAAAAAGTTCCGAAATCCTGAAAAGTTTTTATCACTTTTAGTTTTCCCAGTTAGGAGACCCAAATGCTCACGGAAATCATCAGCAAGACCGTCGCGGACAAGACGGTGGACAGCATCCTGAAGCGCATCGAGCGCGCCGTCCCCGTGCCCGAGCCGGGCGACGGCGGCTTCGACGCCGCCATACGCCAGGCGTTCAACATGGGGGCCGCCTGCATGGCCGCGCAAATCAAGAACGGCCCCGTGCCCACCAAGCGCATCGCGCTCATGGGCGAGGTGGCCCGCGTGGCGTGCCGCGCCCGCCTGGTGGGCATGGAGTGCCGCGTGGTCGTAGACGAGGAGGCCCGCGCATGCAATCGCTAGAGGAGGTCGCGATCTGCGACGTGTACCCCTACGAGCGCGCCGACGGCGAGCCGATGAACCCGCGCGACTTCACCACCAGGGAGAGCGCCGAGCACATCGCGGGCCTGGCCGCGCAGTTCAAGGCCAACCGCCTCAACCCCGGCCAGCCCGTCATGAAGCCCATCCTGTACAAGGAGGGCGGCATCTACTGGATCATCGACGGCGAGTGCCGCGTGCGCGCCATGAGGGCCATCGGCACCGAGCGTTTCCTCGCCGAGGTCTACGACGACCTGGACGACGCCGAGCTGGCGCGCGTGGAGGCCGCCAAGGCCATGGTGGAGACCGACGCCAAGCTGGGGCTGACCGCCGAGGAGAAGTCGCGCGGCGTGCAGACCATGCTGGCGCTCGACATTCCCGACGAGGAGGTGGCCGTGGCCGCCCGCACCGATGCGGGCACCGTGGCCAAGGCGCGCCGCGCCGCCCGCAGGGTGCAGGACGCCGCCTACGACATGACGCTCGACCGCCTGGCGGCCATCGCCGAGTTCGAGGGCGACGACGAGGCCGTGGCCGAGCTGCGCGACTGCAAGCAGTCCGAATGGCAGCGCGTGTACGCGGGCCTGAAGGCCGAGGCCGAGCAGAGGCGCAACCGCGCCGAGGTGGTGGCGGTGCTTGCCGACGCGGGCGTCGAGTTCGTCGACGAATGCCCCGAGGGCTTCGCCGCATGCCGCACGTTTTCCGACTACCGCCCCGACCTGGCGGCGCTGGACGCCTACGTGGCCGACAACGCGGGCGCGGGGCTTCTGGCCGAGGAGACGTCGTTCGGCGTGACCCTGCTGGCGCCGGTGGCCGAGGGGGCCGACGAGGCCGCACAGGCCGAGGCCCAGCGCAAGGCCGACTTCCAGGCCGCCTACGAGGACGGCGCGAAGGCCCGCCGCGAGTGGCTTGCCGCCCACGCGGGCGACCTCAAGTCGATGCGCCGCACGGCTCTGGCGCTGACCGCGTTCGCCATGGAGGCCGAGGCCGTGGAATCGTTCGAGGAGCTGCTGGGCCGACCCATCGACCGCACGCCCACCGAGCTGGCCGTGGCCATGGGCTGGCGGGCAGCGTGGAACATGAGCGGATGGACGGCCTGGAGCCTCATGGAAGGCGGCAGCTCCGTGTACCTCAACCGAGCGACGGTCGAGAACGTGACCATCATCTACGAGGCCATGAAGGCCGACGGCTACGAGCCGAACGCGGCCGAGACGGAAACCTACGAGGCGTGCATGGCGCGCCTGGGAAGCGAGGAGTAAATGAGCGAAGCAGTTGAGGCCGAGATCATCGAGCCCGAGGAGGCGTCAGAGCTGACCGTGGCGTACTCCCCCGCCGTGATCGAGGCCAACTTCGACGCCCTGGAGGCGCACGTGCGCAGACTGGTGGCCGACTACGAGGGCGCGACCTACGACATGGGCAAGGACGAGAACGTGAAGGCCGCCAAGCGCGACCGCGCCTACCTCAACGGCATCGCCAAGGAGATAGACGAGCGCCGCAAGGCCGTGAGCCGCGAGTACACGAAGCCCCTGGCCGCGTTCGAGGACAGGTGCAAGGCCGTGGCGGGCATCGCGAAGCAGGCAGCCGACGGCATCAAGGCGCAGCTGGACGAGGCCGAGGAGGAGCGCCAGCTGCGCGCGTACGCCAAGCTGCGGGAGCACTACGAGGAGTTCGCCGGGCTGCTGGCCCCCGTCGTGCCCTATGAGCGTTTCCACGAGAAGCAGTGGACCAACAAGACCTTCGGCGAGGTGAAGGCATTCAAGGCCCTGGAGGCCAAGGTAGAGCGCCTGGCCCAGGACTGGGAAACCCTCAAGGCGCAGTTCCAGGGCGAGCCGTTCTACGACGAGGCCGAGCGCGAGCTGTTCGCCACCCTGGACCTGGGCGCGGCCATAACGGCGGCGCACAAGGCCGAGGAGGAGCGCCGGCGCATCGCCGAGCTTAAGGCGGCCATGGAGCCGGAACCCGTGGAAGAGCCCGAACCCGAACCCGAAGCGGTGCCCGAGCCCGCGGAATGCCAGCCCGCAGAGTTCCCGCAGCCGCTTGAGCAGATGCCCGAGCCGCAGCCCGCGCCCATGCCCGCCCCGGTGCCGCCAGCGCCGCCCGCACCGGCACCCGTGGCCATGGCGGGCGACCCGTGGACGGTCGTGGTTCCGTGCGCCACGCGCGAGCAGATGCAGGGCGTCGCGGCGGCCCTCAAGGCGCAGGGCGTCGTGGGCACCATCATGCACGGAACGGTGGGCCAGGTTTACGAGCGAATGAACGGAGGCTACTAGCATGACCCAGGAACAGCAGTCCATCGACCTCATGGCGGCCGTTGCCCGCGTGCAGCGCGCCGTGGTGGTGCCCAAGGCCAAGTACAACGCTTTCGGCAAGTTCAGCTACCGCAGCTACGAGGACATAGTTGCCGCGCTGAAGGAGCCGTGCGCCAAGGAGGGCCTGGCGTTCTTCATGACCGACGAGCTGGTGCAGATAGGCGACCGCTACTACGTGAAGTCCACGGCGTGCGTGTTCCCCGCCGAGGGCGGCGAGGGCCTGCTGCAGGTGAGCGCCTACGCCCGCGAGGACGAGCACAAGAAGGGCTCGGACGACGCCCAGGTGACCGGCATGGCGTCGAGCTACGCCCGCAAGTACGCGCTGTGCGGCGCGTTCGCCATCGACGGGCAGAGCGATCCCGACGCCATGGAGGAGCAGCCCGCGCCCGAGGAGAAGCAGCCGCCCGCAGACGGCCCCTTCACGGCCCACTGCCGCAGCTGCGGGGCGCGCTACCAGTTCTCCAGCATGCCGCAGTACATGGAGTTCGTGGCCAACAGCCCGTGCTGCCCGCGCCCCGACTGGCAGGTGGAGTAGATGCAGGCGCTCACCGAGGAGCTGGACGAGCTGACCGACAGGCTGGAGGCCGAGCTGAAGACCTGCAAGGAGTCGGGCTGCCAGTACGCCGAGAACGAGGCCGAGTACCGCAAGGCCCTGCGCATCGCCATCCTGAACGAGCGCCAGAAGGGCACGCCCGTCACCATCATCGGCGACGTGTGCCGGGGCCAGGAGCAGATAGCGGAGGCCAAGCGCCGCCGCGACTGCTCCGAGGCCATCTACAAGGCCTCGCAGGAGGCCATCAACGTAATCAAGCTGCGTATCCGCATGGTAGACGCGCAGATCACCCGCATCTGGAACAGCGGGGACGTAACCCAAGGAGGGTATCTATGAGCATCAACCGCGTGTGCATATCCGGCAACCTGACCCGCGACCCCGTGCTGCGCTCCACGTCTGGCGGCATGTCCGTGCTGTCCATGGGCGTGGCCGTCAACGACCGCCGCAAGAACCAGCAGACCGGGCAGTGGGAGGACTACCCGAACTTCGTGGACTGCACGCTGTTCGGCACCCGCGGCGAGAAGCTGGCGCAGTACCTCGCCAAAGGCAGCAAGGTGGCCATCGAGGGCAAGCTGCGCTACCGCAGCTGGAACGACCAGCAGACCGGCCAGAAGCGCAGCGCGCTGGAGGTCGTGGTGGACGAGCTGGAGTTCATGAGCGGCCAGCAACAGCAGCAGGGCTACGCGCCGCAGCAGTACGCGCCCCAGGCGGCCCCGCAAGCGCCGCAGGCCCGCACGTACGGCCAGGGACGCCCCGCCCCGGCACCTGCGCCGCAGCAGCCCGCCTACGCGCCGCAGCCGGCCACTCAGCAGGCGTACGCGCCACAGCAGCCCGCGCCGCAGCAGCAGGCCATGCCCGATCTGTACGACGAGGATATCCCGTTTTAGGGAAGGCGACGGCGACACTATGGGCATGGTTATACACGACGACTTCTGGGCGGCCGCGCAGGCCATGCCCGAGAAGCAGCGCGCGCCGTTCATCTACGCCATCGTCGAGTACCGGTTCACGGGCAAGGAGCCGCAGGGCAGCCCCGCGTGGCTGCCTACCTTCCTGGTGCTCAAGGGCAGGCTCGACATGGGCGACGAGAAGAGCGAGCGCGCAAGGAAGGCGGCCAACGCCCGCTGGGGCAACAGGCCGGGGAAGGAAGACGCGGTGGACGATGCGGCGGCACGGGCGCAAGCCGATGCGCAAGCACATGCGGGAGCATATGCGGATACAGATGCAGTCGCACATGCGCAAGCAGATGCGGATGCACATGCAGGCGCATCGAGTTGCGGCAATGCAGAGGTTGAGGTTGAGGTTGAGGTTGAGTATATAGATAACCCCTTAATCCCCTTTGACGAAATCGTGCATGCGCTCAACGAGGCAGCCGGCACCCGCTACCGCTCAAGCAGCGCCAAGACCCGCAGGCTGATACACGCCCGCTGGGCCGAGGGCTACCGCCTCCCCGACTTCCTGGCCGTCATCGACACGATGGCAGCCGAGTGGGCGGGCGACCCGAAGATGGCCAAGTACCTGCGGCCCTCCACGCTGTTCTCGCCGAAGTTCGAGGACTACGTGAACCGCGGCCCGAGGACCCGGAAGGAGGCCGACGGCTATGCCGAGTACGACTGAGTGCCCCCACTGCGGGGCGCAGCTGGAGGTCCGCTACGTGGTGCTGGCCGGCCGCCGCACCTTCTGCGGCTGGAAGCCGTGCGGCTGCCCGGGTGCCGTGGCGGAGCGCGACGAGCGTTCGCGCCTTGAGGCCAGGGCCAAGGCCGAGGAGGCCGCAGCCAAACGCCGCCGGGCCTACGAGCGGGCCGGAATCAAGCCCCGCTTCATGACAGCCGCCTCCCCCATGGCCGAGGGCATTGCCGCGAAGGTTGAGCAAGGGCGCGGGGCGTACATCTGCGGCCCCGTGGGAACCGGCAAGACCCACCTGGCGAGCGCCGTGGCGCGGCTCCTGGTGGACGGCGGCACCAGCGTGAGGGTGACCGACATGCTGGGCGTGCTGGCCGCCATCAAGGGCACCTACGGCGGCGACGGCACCGAGGACGGCGTGCTGTCCAGGCTCTCCCGCGTGGGGTGCCTGGTGCTGGACGACCTGGGCAAGGAGTCCCCCACCGACTGGACGCTGGGGCAGGTGTTCCGCGTCGTGAACGACAGGTACGAGAACATGAGGCCCGTGGTCGTGACCACGCAGTACGGCAAGGGCGACCTCATACGCCGCCTGGCCAAGAACGGCGACGATGAGACGGCGGTGGCCATCGTGAGCCGCCTGTCGGAGATGTGCGACAAGTACGAGCTGCAAGGCAAGGACAGGAGGCTATCGAATGGCAAACGTTGACACGCTGCCCGAGATCCTGCGCCCCCTCATGGAGGGGCCGAGCATCGAGACGCCCAGGTGCGCCGTGTGCGGCGCTCCGTGGCCGCTCAACCGCCACCACATCGTGAGGCGCGGGGCGGGCAAGCTGTTCCGCGACGGGCGCGAGGTTCCCAAGCCCACGGTGATGCTGTGCGGCAGCGGCAACGGCAGCGGCTGCCACGGGCTGGCGCACGCCAACCGGCTGCACTTCCGCTGGATCAGGGCCGAGCAGAGGTTCAACCGCCCCGCCCCGCCGGGCTCGGGGCACTGGGAGTACCTGCTGCTGCCGGAACCGACCAAGTACGCGGATGCCCTGGCCATGGACGGCTGGGGGCGGCTGCCGAGGGGCAGGCGGTGCATGTGAGCGGGTACGAGCCTTCAAGCGGGTGGAACCTCCCGCCCGGGTGCTTCGAGTCCGACCCCAGGGCACCGTGGAACCGGCCCGACCCGTGGGAGGGCCGCACGTGCCGGGAGTGCCGCTTCTGCGGCCGCGTGCAGGGCGCTGGCGGCGAGGCCGTGTGCGCCCGCGACGCCATGACGGGCGGCGGCCCCGACGTGGAGGCGGTAGACGAGACAAGCGAGGCATGCGAGTGCTTCGAGTTCGAATAGGAGACGAAACGATGAAGAAGATCTACGCGGTGGCCACGGAGAGCGACGTGGTGCTGGCGTTCGAGAGCAGATCGGACGCAGACGAGTACGCAGGCGAGCACGACGGCATGGCGGTGCTGCCGGTGCCGTGCGTGGGGGCCTACGAGTACCCCAGCGAGAAGTCGGCCACCGACTGGGACCGAATCGCCGACGCTCTGCCGAAGGGAGGCGAGCAGGCATGAGGCTGTACATGTGCGCATGCGAACGCTGCGGCAAGGAGGTGCCGGCGACCCTGGCGGGTTACGCCAAGATGGTGCTGAGGAACAGCGCGCGAATCGACGGCGAGGCAAGGGCCTTGTGCCCGGAGTGCGCCGAGAGCCTGCGGGCGTGGTTCCTCGCAGGCGCGGTGAAGCCGGAAGGAAGGGAGTAGCCATGGGAATCATCTGCGATACCTGCGGGCGCGATATCGACGCCCTGGGGCAGGACAACATGGGCGTAGACGCGCCGCTGTGCGAGGACTGCTGGGGCGAGCAGCAAAGCCATACGGTAGCAGTGCCGCGTCGCGAGGCTCGCAACCTGGGATTCGAGAACGCCCGACTGCGCGAAAAGCTGGACGCCGGAACCGAAGAGACGGCCGTGCAGAACCTGCGCAAGGGCATCGAGACGGCCTACGAGGCGAGCCGCGAGCGCGCCCTGGCGCTCACGAAGCTGGACGAGTGCGAGTTGTGGCTGGGGCGCTGCGAGCTGAGGGTGACAGCGTCACCGACGCTCAAGGGCGCGGCCCAGGACGCCGCCATGCCTTGCCTCAAGGCCGAAGAGGCGCACGGTTTCGCGATGCCCGACGTGAACGTGGAGGTGAAGGCCGAGGTAACGGCCGAGAATCTGGCCAAGAGCCTGCGCGGGGCCATGAAGCCGGCCATGCGGATGGCGGTGGAGTAGCCATGGAGCAGCAGACCGAGAAGCCGAAGCGCCGACCCAGTATCGAGGTGCGCTGCCCGAAGTGCGGCATGCGCGAGATCTGGCACCACCTGCCCAAGGGCGGCGACCGCTGCCGCTGGTGCGGTCACCTGTTCGAGGACTTCACCTACCGCAAGGTCGGGCCGAGCGCGAAGGAGGGGGCGCGATGACGAACTGGGAGCACCTTTTCGGCACGCCCGAGCGGGCCATCCACACGGAGACGGAGTTCCACTCGTGGCCCTTCTTCATCGCCGTGTATGAGACGAGCCGCATGAGCAGCTGCACTACCAGCAAGCGGCTGCTGGCCAGCTTCTGCGAGGAGGCCGACTACCTGGAATGGCTCAAGGCCGAGTACGACGACGGCACCGTCGAGTGGGAGGAGCGATGAACCGCCCGGGATGCAACTGGGGGTGCCTGCTGTTCATAGCGGCGGCAATCGCCATAGACGCGGCGGCCATCTACGCCATAAGGGCGCTGGCGCTCGGGCTCATGGCCATGGCCGTGGCGGCGTGCGGATAGGGGCAACCGAATACGGAAACAGGCAGAGGGCCGTCCTTCGGGGCGGCCTTTTCCGTGCCCGGCGACACGCTTGCGACCATATGGGCCGAGAGATAGGAGACGCATGGCGAGAGGCGAGACATACGAGGAGTTCACGGCAAAGTTCGAGCCGAAGAGGACGACGGACGACTGCTACACCCCGCCCGAGGTGTACGACTGCGTGCTGCGGTGGGCGCACCGGGAGTACGGGTTCGACCTGGCGAAGGTGGCGCGCCCGTTCTATCCGGGCGGCGACTACGAGCGCGAGGAGTACCCGCAGGGCTGCACGGTGGTGGACAACCCGCCGTTCTCCATCCTGAGCAAGATCGTCAAGCACTACCAGGAGCGCGGCGTGGGCTTCTTTCTGTTCGCCCCCACCCTGACGTGCATGGGCATCCGCAACTGCTGCAAGGTCGTGACGGGCGTCGGCGTGACGTACGCCAACGGCGCGAGCGTCAACACGTCGTTCGTGACCAACCTCGACCCCGCCCAGGCTCGCAGCGCGCCCGACCTGCGCTCCGAGCTGGATGCCGAGATAGAGCGCCTGCGCCGCGAGAAGGCCAAGGCGCTGCCGAAGTACGAGTACCCGGACGAGGTGCTGACCGCGCCCATGTTGGCGCGCTACTCCAAGTACGGCATCGACTTCCGCGTGGGGCCGCAGGAGTGCAGCTTCACGAGGGCGCTCGACGCGCAGCGCGTGCAGAACAAGGCGATATACGGCAGCGGCTACCTCATATCAGAGCGTGCAGCCGCAGAGCGTGCAGCCGCAGAGCGTGCAGCCGCAGAGCGTGCAGCCGCAGAGCGTGCAGCCGCAGAGCGTTTCGCGCTTTCGCCGCGCGAGCGCGATGTGATCGCGTCGCTTGGCTAGCGCGAAACCAATCAGGAAGGAGGCCGCAGGTGCCCAAGAAGGACAAGCCGCTCACGGCGAAGCAGGAGGCGTTCGCCCGCGAGATGGCCAAGCCCCGCGCCAAGCAGCAGGACGCGTACCGCGCGGCCTACGACTGCAAGCGCATGAACTACAACTCGATAAGCTGCGCCGCCTCCAAGCTGATGCGCGACCCACGAATCGCGCACAGAATCCAGGAAATCCGCGACGCGGCCGCCAAGGACTGCCGCTGGGAGCTGCAGGACGCGGCCGCCCCGCTGTTCGAGGTGCTGGACGGCGCGCTGCCCATCTTCCGCCGCCAGGCGGCCGAGGGCAGCATCAACGGCGACGCGCGCCTGGCCATAACCGAGAGCGTGAAGCTGCTCAACGACATGTTCGGCGTGGACGGCGCGAAGGCCGCCATGGCGGAGGCGGGGGTGACCATCGTTGACGACCTCGGTTAGGCTCTCGGACGTCGTGGCCTCCGTGTTCGCCGGCGTGTGGCGCTCCATCAAGGCGCACGAGTTCACGCACTACTGGTTCAAGGGCGGGCGCAACTCCACCAAGTCGTCGTTCATATCCATCGCCATCGTGCTGCTGATCATGCTCAACCCGGAGGCCAACGCCGTCGTGCTGCGCAAGGTCGGCAACACGCTGCGCACGTCCGTGTACGAGCAGATAGGCTGGGCGTGCGACGTGCTGGGCGTGGCGCACCTGTTCGACTTCGGCCTGTCCCCCATGGAGGTGACGTACCGCCCCACCGGGCAGGTCATACGCTTTGTGGGATGCGACAAGCCGAAGAAGCTGAAGTCCGCGAAGTTCCGCACCGGCTACTGCGCCGTGGTGTGGTTCGAGGAGGTAGACGAGTTCGACGGCATGGACGAGGTGCGCAGCGTGCTGGCCACGTTCCTGCGCGGCGGCGACATGTTCTGGGTGTTCTACAGCTACAACCCTCCCCGCTCGGCTCGCAACTGGGTGAACAAGGAGGCGCGCGACCTGGAGGCCCACCCGGGCGAGGACGGGCGCTTCATATGCCACACCACGTACCTGGACGTCATAGACGAGCACCCCGAGTGGATAAGCGCCGCGGCGCTGGCGGAGGCCGAGCGCAGCCGCCGCAAGACGCCCGACTCCTACCGCTGGCAATGGCTCGGCGAGGTCATCGGCACGGGCTCCGAGGTGTTCCCCGACGAGCTGCTGGACATACGCCCCATCACCGCGGAAGAGCGCGCGTCCATCGCCCTGCGCTCGTTCGGCGTGGACGCGGGCAGCGTGCACCCCTGGGTGTTCATGGAGGCGGGCTACGACGAGAACGAGCGCGTGCTGTACCTGCTGGACGAGGAGAGCCGCCAGGGAACCGAGGCCATCGACGTCAAGACCGCCGAGCTGGTGGCGGCCAAGCTGCAGGCGGCCGAGGACCCCGCCGCCGACGTGTGGTGCGACAGCGCGGCGCGCGGCATGATCCTCTACTACCAGGAGCAGGGCATCGGCGCGCAGAAGTCGCTCAAGCAGGGCCTGAACGCGCCCAAGAGCCGCATCAGGTGGATGCAGAACCTTACGCGCATAGTCATCGACCCAGACCGCTGCCCGCTCGCCGCCAAGGAGTTCCCCGAGTTCGAGTACGTGTCGAACGGGCAGGGCGACATAACCGAGACACTGCCGAAGGTGAACGACGACGCGATAGACGCGGCGGGCTACGCCGCAGGACTGTGGATAAGGAGCAACCTCTGATGGAGAAGCGAGGCAACACGGGCTACGCCGAGGCGTGGCTGCGCCGCATGGGATACCAGCCGGACACCCGCATGCAGGGCATGGTGGGCGTCTGGTTCGGCTGGTTCGCGGCGAACAACGGCTGGTACCACTACAGCGAGCGGCGCGGCTTCCGCGTGTACAAGCGCGAGCGCGCCAGCCTGCACCCGGCGGCGCTCGTGGCCGACGAGTGGGCCAGTCTGCTCATGAACGAGAGCACGATCATCTCCAGCACGAGCGACGAGCGCCGCGCCTGGATGGCGCGCTACTTCGCCAACCCCGCGACAACGGGCGGGGACGGCCAGGAGGCGACGGAGGGCAACGCGCCGGCGCAGCAGCCCACGGAGGACAGCGGCGCGCCCTCCTCGTTCGCCATGGACAACGCCGACTTCATAGCACGTGCGTTCGCCATGGGCACGGGCGCGTGGGTCATCGAGCCGCGAGGCGTGACCGACAGCGCCTACACGCCCGACGCCGAGCTGCGCATCGTGCGCTACGACGCCACGCAGATAGTCCCGCTCACGTGGAGCGCCGACGACTGCACGCAGTGCGCGTTCGTGGGCCGCGTGGAGGTCGCCGGGCGCGACTACGACCAGTGCCAGGCCCACGTGCTCAAGGGCGGCACCTACCACATCCTCACGCAGCTGTTCGACACCAAGACGCACAAGCAGGTGGCGGTCGAGGGCATCAGCGCCGACATGGACACGCGCTGCACCCGCCCGCTTTTCGCGCTGGTGCGCCCCGCCGTGTCGAACCGCTTCTACGACTACTGCGCGATGGGCGCGAGCGTGTACTGCAACGCCGTGGGGGCCATGAAGGTGGTCGACGAGGCCGCCACCTCCCTGCTCGACCACATTCGCGTGGGCCGCCCGCGCACGTTCGTGGACAAGACCCTCATAGAGTCCAAGACCGACAAGGGGCCGGACGGCAGCCTCACGAAGACCTACTACGCCTTCGGCGAGGCCGACGACACCATCTTCAGCATGAACCCCGGCGACGAGGGGTCGGCCAAGATTCAGACCGTTCAGAGCGACCTCAAGGCCGACGAGAACGCCAGCGCCATCAACACGGGCCTGCGCCTGCTGTCGGTGGCGTGCGGCTTCGGCAACGGCTACTTCTCCTGGGAGTCGCACACGGGCCTGAAGACCGCCAAGGAGGTGGCGGCCGACAACTCGCAGCTGATGCGATCCATCCACCGGCACGAGAACGCCCTGCGCAAGTCCATCGTGCGCCTCGTGAACGGCATGGCCGACGCGTGCCGCAGCATCAAGGGCGAGGCCGTGCCCTACGGCGACGTCACCGTGGACTTCGACGACTCGATCATCAGCGACACGCAGAGCGCCCGCGAGATGGCCATGAGCGAGGTGGGCGCCGGCATCATGGCGCAGTGGGAGTACCGCCGCCGCTTCTACGGCGAGACCAAGGCCGAGGCGCAGGCCAACGTGCCCGAGCAGCAGGGCGGCGCGTTCGACATGCTGGG